CTCAAGGCCGCGACCGATGCCATGTCGCTGATCGTCCGCACGCTGGAGAAGATCGACCAGCTGCAGCGCCAGTTCGCCCGCGACCGCGAGCAGGCGGCCGAGGAAAGCGAAGCGGCGAGGGGGCTCGACCATGTCAAAGCGAAATTCCTCGCACGCATCGAAGAGCGCGCCGAAGCCCGCGCCCGACAATTGCTGGCCGAATGGCAGCGCGACGGCGCTCCCCCCATCACTGACGATGGACCAGCCCTCGCCAGCCGTGAAGCCGAACCGGGTTGAGCGGCGCATCGCGGACGCCAATACGGGCAAGGTCGCTGGCGCCTTGCTGGACTACAGTCATAAAATGGATGCGATCGTGGCGAAACGGGCTGATGACCGCGCGGTGATCCTGGGTGCCGGCAGGCCCGCCGCCGCGTTGATCGGGACGATGTCGCAACCGGATAACGGGACGGTGGCAGCGGCTGTTTCCGGTGAGGCGCCGGTGGTTGGCGCTGTGGCGAGCAGTGTGCCCCGGTCCGCCAACGCCAATGTCCATGCTGGCACTGATGCCAGCGTCAACGCCGGTGTCCATGCTGGCGCCGATGCTGAAGCTGGCGCCGTTGCCGATACCGGCGAGCCCGAACTCTCGCTGGCCGACATGCTCGACCTTCCCGCCGAGGACCTCGCGGAACGGCTGAGGCTCTGGCCTTCGCTTGGCAATCTCTGGGCCTTCACCGGCCGCGACGAACAGCAGCCGCCGCCGGGAGACTGGCGCACATGGCTGATCATGGGCGGGCGCGGCTCGGGCAAGACGCGGGCGGGTGCCGAATGGGTGCATGCGATTGCGAGCGCCGGACGCTCCTCGGATCTGCGCATCGCGCTGATTGCCGAAACGCTGGGCGATGCCCGCGAGGTGATGATCGACGGCATCTCGGGGATCATGCGGATCGCGCGCAGCCGCCGTCCCGAATTCGAGATTTCCCGTCGCCGGCTGGTCTGGCCGAATGGCGCGGTGGCGCAGATATTCTCTTCGGAAGATCCCGAGAGCCTGCGCGGTCCGCAGTTTCATTTTGCCTGGAGCGACGAACTTGCCAAATGGAAGCATGGGCAGGAAACCTGGGACATGCTGCAGTTCGGCCTGAGACTGGGTCCAGCGCCGCGCCAACTGGTGACGACGACGCCGCGCCCGGTGCCGCTTTTGAAGGCGCTGATATCGGACCCGACGACGCTGACGACGCGCATCAGCACCCGCGCCAATGCCCACAACCTGGCGCCCGGCTTCATCGACGCGCTGGCCAACCGCTATGGCGGCACGCGGCTGGGGCGGCAGGAGCTGGAGGGCGAGCTGATCGAGGATCGCGAGGATGCGCTCTGGCGCCGCGAGATGTTCGATGCCGTGACAATCCGCCTTACCGGCGATCTCCGCCGCATCGTCGTGGCCGTCGATCCGCCGGCGGCGGCGGGGCCGACGTCTTGTTGCGGCATTGTCGTGGCCGGCCTGGATGCGAGTGGCCGTGCGGTGGTGCTGGCCGATTGCTCGGTGGAGGGCGCAAGCCCGGCGGGCTGGGCCGGTGCGGTGGCGAAAGCCTATCGCCGCTTCGCCGCCGATCGTGTGGTGGCCGAGATCAACCAGGGCGGCGATATGGTGACGGCGATGCTGAAAAGCATCGACGAGACGCTGCCGGTGACGACGGTGCGCGCCACGCGCGGCAAATTCCTGCGCGCCGAACCGGTGGCCGCACTCTACGAGCAGGGGCGCGTCGCCCATGCCGGGCGCTTCATGGCGCTGGAAGATCAGATGTGTGATTTCGGCCCGGACGGTTTGTCCCAGGGCCGCTCGCCCGACCGGCTGGATGCTCTGGTCTGGGCGCTGACGGCTTTGATGCTTGAGGGTGGCGGGGAGCCGCGTGTGCGGGGTATCTAGGATCCCGGGAATGCGCGTCATTCCCTTCCTGACGCTGCATGAAAATGGGGGTGTTTGACACCCCCAGGCACTTGCGCTTAACGCTGCTGTTGCTGCGTCGCCGGGCGTTGCGCCTGCGGCACGGGGCGAACCTGACGCCACTCGCTTTCGAGTTGGTCCGTCACGTGTTGGGGAATGATCGGCTGATTGCTGTGAACGGGCTGCGTCATGCGGTCCTCCGAAGACGAATTGAATGATGGATCATCACTGCCATGCGCCAAACGGTCTGTAAATCAGGGCCTTAAACGCTTTAAACGATTAAAATAAATTTAATCGATTAAGGACATCAAGTCCTCATCAGCTTTTAGGATTACACGCTATGGTTATCCACATCGACAGGCGTTTTTTCTTCGACACGGTGCTCGAGGCGCTGTTCAAGGGCACGCTTTCGGCCCCGCAGGTCGAGGGCATGACGGCTATACTTAATTTCTGGGAAGAGCGCATGGCCGACGCCGACGCGCGCTGGCTGGCCTATATCCTGGCGACCGCCTTTCACGAGACGGCCTACACCATGCAGCCCGTGCGCGAGACGCTGGCGACGAACGATGCGCGCGCCGTCGAGATCCTGGAAAATGCCTTTGCCAGCGGCAAGCTCTCCTGGGTGAAGACGCCCTATTGGCGGCCCGACGAGGACGGCAAGAGCTGGCTCGGCCGCGGGCTGGTGCAGCTCACCCACAAGCGCAATTACGAGGCGATGAGCGCGCTCACCGGCATCGACCTCGTCGCCGAGCCAGACCGGGCGATGGAGATGGGGCCGGCGGTATCGATCTTGATCGAGGGCATGGTTCAGGGCAGCTTCTCCAAGCACAAGCTCGCCGACCACCTGAACGCGACGAATGACGACTGGATCAACGCCCGCCGCATCGTCAACGGCACCGATAGGGCCGAGAAACTGGCGGGCTACGGCAAGACCTTCCTCGCCGCCATCCGGCCGGAGCGGCCGACGAGCTGGTTCACCCGGTTGAAGCAGTGGCTTTGCCGTGGTATCGCCCGGCTTACGGGCTGAGCCCAATCAGACATACAGGAGTTCCGCGTGATCCGTCACATCGTCTTCTTCACGGCGCCGATCGAAAACATGGACAAGGTTCGCGAGGGCCTGTCGATCCTGACGGCCATACCGCACGCCCGGTTGCTGGAGATCGGCACCAACGTGAAGACGGACCAATTCGGCACCGAGGTTGACCTGATCGTCTACGGCGAGTTCGACGACGAAGCAGCCCTTGCCGCCTACAAGGCGCATCCGAACTACGATCTCTCCACCAGCCTCGTCCGCCCCATCCGCGAGATGCGCATTGCGGCCGATTACGAGAGCGATCTGGCGGTGAAGCAGCCGCTGGGGTGATTGGGGCTTAGCTGCTCGTGCCTGTGGTTCGCCAACGAGGCGGCCTTGCAAATTGGGTTGTTGCTAACAAGAACTGTCTGTAAAATCATTGCGACTGGAATTCAGTTGCGATGATGGCCGGTCAATCGTGTCAACCAGATGCGTAACTGTCTGATCGACGGGAAAGATCTATGAAGCCGATCACCTACAAGGGCTATCAGGCGTCGGTCGAGCGTCAGGATGGCACGCTGTTCATCAAGATACTGCATATCGACGATCTCCTGCTGGCGGAGTGCGAGGATTCGAGGCTCGTGGAAGCGGCCGCGCGGGCACTGATCGACGACTACATCCAAACCCGCATTGATCTCGCTGCCTGATCTTCGCAACTGACGCTTTCGGGCGCCACAAACGCAACGGTTGCCGCCGCGCGCATATTTACGGTTTTATTTCAACCTGAAGTCGGATATTCCCATTGAGTTGGGAAAACACACGTTTCAGGAGATGAAATTGAAGATCATGGTGATGACGGCGGCTCTGCTGCTTTCGGGCGCGGGCTTGGCCGAGGCGGCTTCCTGCGAGGCGAATTTCAAGGTGTCGGGCGTGCCGATGATGACGGCGCTGAGCTACAAGACGTGGCAGGAGTTTCCGAAGGCGAAATCCGCGGCCGTCTTGAAGAACCTCGCCCAGGCGGTCGCCGCCGAGGGCTTCTCCGGCATCAAGGTGAACAAGGAGCTCTCCTCGGTGGACGCCTTCCAGGAAACGACAGGCAGCGGCCGCATCCAGACCCTGCGCGTCGTCGCCCGCCAGAAGGGTGCCGGCGTGCGCGTCGATGCCGTCTTCGATATCCAGGCAGGCCAGCTGACCACCAAGGAAGTGGTGCGCACCGGGCTTTGCAACATCATCGGCTCGGCGCTGTGATGCTGGCGGCCGGACACGCTTCGGCCGCGCTTCATTTTTGAGCATCAGGTCGCGGGGGCATGCCCGCGACCGCCGCCTTTGAGACGGCTCGGGCTTCATTGCCCGCTATAGACGATAGCACCGGCCAATCGAGTGCCGGTCGCAAACATCAGGAAACCGGATCATGAACCTTCGATCTCTCCTGCCGTGGGGCTCCGCGGCGGGCCGCACACCCGTGCCCGAACGCAAAGCCGCGACCGGCTTCCTGTCCCTTACATCGGAGGGCAGGGCGAGCTGGACCGGCCGCTCCTACGCGGCCTTGTCGCGCGAGGGCTTCATGCGCAATCCGGTGGCGCATCGCTGCATCAGGATGGTCTCGGAGGCTGCCGCTTGCGTACCGCTGCTGCTCTACGAACAGGACCGCGAACGGCCCGACCACCCGCTGCTTCATCTGCTGCGGCAGCCGAACGCCCGCATGAGCGGCCCCGATTTCTTCGAGGCGCTCTATGGCCATCTGCTGCTCTCCGGAAACGCCTATGTCGAGCCGGTCGAGATCGGAGGCGCGCTGCGCGAACTGCATCTGCTAAGGCCCGACCGTATCGGTATCGTCGAGGGGCGTGACGGCTGGCCGCAGGCCTATGACTACCGCGCCGGCGGCCTCGTCCGCCGCTTTCCCGTCGAGACCGACGGGCTCGGCCTGCTGCACCTGAAACTCTTCCATCCGCTCGACGATCATCTCGGCTTTCCGCCGCTGGCGGCCGCCCAGGTGGCGCTCGATCTCTCCAATGCGGCCGCCACCTGGAACAAGGCGCTGCTGGATAATTCCGCGCGCCCCTCCGGCGCGCTCGTCTACCAGCCCAAGGAGGGCGGCAATCTCTCGCCGGACCAGTATGAGCGGCTGAAGCAGGAGCTCGACGAGGGCTATTCCGGCCCGATGCGCGCCGGCCGGCCGCTGCTCTTGGAAGGTGGGCTCGACTGGAAATCCATGGGGCTTTCGCCCAAGGACATGGACTTTGTCGAGGCCCGCAATGGCGCCGCCCGCGACATCGCGCTCGCTTTCGGCGTTCCCCCCATGCTGCTCGGCATCCCCGGCGACAACACCTACGCCAACTACCAGGAAGCCAACCGCGCCTTCTATCGCTTGACGGTTCTGCCGATGCTGACCCGCACGCTGGCGGCGCTGTCGAGTTGGGCGACGGCAGGCTATGGCGACGGGCTGCGGCTGGAGCCGGATCTCGACAAGGTCGCGGGTCTCTCGGCCGAGCGCGGCGAGCTCTGGAAACGCGTGGGCGAGGCGGCGTTTCTGACGGATGAGGAGAAGCGGCAGGCAGTGGGGTATTGAGGGGAGGCGTTGAGGCTGACTTTCTGACTACCTTGCTCAAGCCAGCGAGTGAATGCAGTCCTGCATTGTGAATGCCGATGGATTTCAACTTTATCCTGTGCGATGGTTTGCCAAAATCCCATCAAACTCTGATTTTGCAGGGCCATACCAATGTCTGACAAAGACAGTCGCAAACGTCTGCAAAGCTGCCTCAACTTGCTCGTTGGATTGCCGCTGAGCATTGTCCGAAACGCTGCGGACATGAAGGTCTTCCATTTCGGAGACATTCGACCGCATCCGTCAGGCCGAGGAACGGTCGGCGCCTACGCGCTGCATGTTCAATGCCCTTGGCGTATCGTTTCCGACAACACGATCGTCACGGGAACATCCGATCGCTTTCTGGGTGCTGCTGAGGGACAAGAGACAGATCACGACGATCCCCGGTCGGGAAGTCTGCAGTTCGCCAGGACGGAATCGCTGCTGAAGGGCTACGACGACGCTACAAGGTCCTTCGTCAACGTGACCGACCAACTCGTCGTTCTCGCGGCTCACGCCGATGGCTTTGGCGGGGCTGATCTGCTGCTATCTGGCGATTGTCGGCTGCAGATTTTCCCTGATGGCTCGCTTGCCGAGGATTGGCGCTTTGTCGAGCTTGAGGGCCTTCATGTGGTGGTCGAGGGCGGTCAAGTGCGGGTTGATGAGTAGCAATCCGCGCTGAGCTTTCGTAATTGGGTGAGGGGCGACATTGAGGCCCGCTTCGAAATTTGTTATACACCGTATTACAAATCGAGGAGCCAGCCGATGACCAAGCCCGTTCTCTCCGACCCGATTGCCCTGCGCATTCCAGAAGACATGCTGAAGGACATCGAGACCATCGCCAAGGCCACCGACCGCAGCCGCAGCTGGGTCATCGTCCGGGCGCTGAAATATTACCTGATGGAAGAGGGGAATGATGTTCTGCAGACGCTTGCCGCTCAGGAAGAGGTGAGGCAGGGGAACGTCATGGATATGGATGATTTCCTGGCGGAGCTTGAGGCGGAAGACCGTATCGAGCACACCAAGCGGGATGACGCCGCATGAAAAAGGTGCGGATCGCAGCGCCAGCCATGCGTTTCGTCCGCCACGAAAAGGCCTATCTGAAGCGCGTCAGCAGACACGCTGCCGTTCAGTTCGCGCAACAACTCAAGCAAATGACGAGGACGTTGTCCGAGTTTCCCGGCGCCGGCGCGCGGACTTTAGCGCCCGGCGATGTGCGATGCTTCGTATCGCCGCCTTATCTTTTCGAATATGAAATCCACCCCGACGAGGTGGTGATCCTGCTGATCTACCACGGACGACAGGAGCGACTGCTCCAGATCGACGAAGACGGCGATCTTTCAGACAGTTAACACCGAAATCTGAATCGTCCGCGCAGAACGGGCCATATTGGACGCTTGCGCGCAACAGGCGCATGAGCTGCCGCCGCCAACCGATTCAAAAGACTCGGCGAAAGCCTGACGCGCACCCCACACCCACCACAAAGGCCCAAACCAATGGCCGATTTCTCCAACGATACCAGCCTCTGGGCGACCAGGGCGCTGGGCGCGTCGGCGGGTGCCGCCGTGTCGCTGATCTATCTTTTGCCGAAGAGCAGGCGCGAGGCGGCGAGCCGGTTTTTTACCGGGCTTGCCTGCGGCATCGTCTTCGGCGGCCCCAGTGGGATCTGGATCGCCGAGCGGCTGGATCTGGTCGGTCAGCTCTCTGCTGTCGAAGTGATGCTGTCGGGTTCGGCCGCCTCCAGCCTCTGCGCATGGTGGGGGCTCGGCATTCTCCAGCGCATCGCGGGCCGCTACGGCGCCCGTAACCGGTAAGGCACCGGCCACAAAACCATGAAACGAGGAGCATGATCATGACCGCAAGCCGCGCGCTGGCGCGAACCCCCACGCGCTTATCCACCCGGGCCATTCCCGGCGCGGATACGCGCAAGTTCGCCAATCTGGAGCTGCGTGGCCTCAGTCGCGACGGCACCTTTTCCGGCTATGCCAGCGTCTTCGGCGAGGTCGATCTCGGCAAGGACGCGATCGAGCGCGGGGCCTTTCTGCGGTCGCTGAAGACGCGCGGCGCGGAGGGCGTGCGCATGCTCTTCCAGCATGATCCGGCCGAGCCGATCGGCGCCTGGAAGACGATCCGCGAGGATAGCCGTGGGCTCTATGTCGAGGGCGTGCTCGCCGATGGCGTCAGCCGCGCCCGCGAGGTGCACCAGCTTTTGAAGAACGGCGCGCTGGATGGCCTGTCGATCGGCTTTCGCACCGTCCGCGCCAAGACCGACGCCAAATCCGGCGTGCGCCGCATCCTCGAGGCCGACCTCTGGGAAATCTCCGTGGTGACCTTCCCCATGCTGCCGTCCGCCCGCGTGCAGAACATCAAGAATGCGCGGTGGTTCCGCGACAAGGAGACCGAGCTCGTCCGCGCCATGCGCCGGGCCGCCCGGATGATGCTGCAAGACACCTTCAAGTAGACCTTCACAAAGGATGATCCCGCAATGACCAACACGCAGATTGCCGAGAAAACTGCCCCCGAAATCAAGGCCGCGCCGGAAATGACCGCCGCCTTCGACGAGTTCATGGAAGCCTTCGAGGCCTTCAAGGAAACCAACGACGCCAGGCTCGGCGAGATCGAGCAGAAGCTGACATCCGATGTCGTCACCCGCGACAAGATGGACCGCATCAGCCGCGCCATGGACGAGCAGAAGAAGGTGCTCGACCAGCTGGCGCTGAAAAGGGCCCGCCCGCCGCTCGGCCGCACCGCATCTGTGGGCGCCGAGACGACCGAGCACAAAGCCGCCTTCGAGCAGTATATCCGCCGCGGCGACGAAGCCGGCCTGCGCGAGATCGAGGCCAAGGCGATGTCTGCAGGCTCCGGCGCCGATGGCGGCTACCTCGTGCCCGACGAGACCGACACCGCCATCGGCCGCCGTCTCTCCGTCGTGTCGCCGATCCGCTCGATCGCGACGGTGCGCCAGGTCTCCGGTGCTGTGCTGAAGAAGCCCTTCGCGATCTCCGGCATGGCGTCCGGCTGGGTGGCCGAGACGGCGGCGCGGCCGCAGACCAATGGCGCCCAGCTTGCCGAGCTCTCCTTCCCCACCATGGAACTCTACGCCATGCCGGCCGCCACCCAGGCGCTGCTCGACGATGCCGCCGTCGACATCGAGGCCTGGATCTCAAGCGAGGTCGATACCGTCTTCGCCGAACAGGAAGGCGCCGCCTTCGTCGCCGGCGACGGCATCAACAAGCCGAAGGGGCTGCTCGCCTACACCGCAGTCGCCGACAGCGCCTGGAGCTGGGGCAATCTCGGCTACATCGCCACCGGTGCCGCCGGCGGCTTCAAGGCGACGGCCGCTTCCGACACGCTGATCGACACGATCTATTCGCTGAAATCGGGTCACCGCCAGAACGCCAACTTCGTGATGAACCGCAAGACCCAGGCCGAGGTGCGCAAGCTGAAGGACGCCGAAGGCCGCTATCTCTGGCAGCCGCCGGCAACGGCAGGCGAAGCCGCCTCGCTGGTCGGCTTCCCCGTCGTCGAGGCGGAGGACATGCCCGACATCGCCGCCAATGCGATGGCCATCGCCTTCGGCGATTTCCGCGCGGGCTATCTGGTGGTTGATCGCACGGGGGTGCGGGTGCTGCGCGATCCCTATTCGGCCAAGCCGTATGTGCTGTTTTACACGACGAAACGGGTCGGCGGCGGGGTGCAGAACTTCGAGGCGATCAAGCTGGTGAAGTTTGCGGTGAGTTGAGTGCGGTGAGGGGGGTGTGGCTCGGGTTGTGCCGCGCGGCTTTGAATGCGGCTGGTGTAGCATGGCCCAGAACGTAGCTTGCGTCGCGCCCGGAGCCCCCTCATCCGACCCTTCGGGCCACCTTCTCCCCGTTGGGGCAAAGGGAGGTAGGCGCGAGCGGCCAACCCAGAGTCTCTTCTCCCCAGCGGGGAGAAGGTGCCGGCAGGCGGATGAGGGGCCACTTGCTCCAGCCTCTCAAAGGCACCCACCCGGCACACCCACCACACCCACATCACCAGGAACCCACAATGACCTACGCCCTCATCACCCCACCCGCATCCGAACCCATCACCCTCGCCGAGACCAAATCCCACCTCCGCCTCGACGACACAAACGAGGACACGCTGCTTATCTCCCTTATACGCACCGCCCGCGAACATCTCGAGCGCACCACCGGCCTCAGCCTCATCACCCAGACCTGGCGTCTCTATCTTGATTCAATTCCTGAAGACGGCGTGATTCAAATCGCGAGAGGCCCCGTCCAAGTCATTGAAAGCCTGACGCTTTACGACGCCTCGGGCGAAGAGTGTCATCTCCCGCTGACCGGCCACATCCTCGACGGCCACGCCCGCCCGGCGCGCCTCTTGCTCGGCCGAGCCATTAGCGCTAGCCAGCCCATCAACGGCATCGAGATCGACTTCACCGTCGGCTTCGGCGAGAGCGGCGCCGAGGTGCCGGATACGCTGAAGCGGGCGATGCTGATGCATGTCGCGCAGATGTTCGCGTTCCGGGGCACGGTCGCGGTCGACGACCATCCGGCCGATATTCCCTCGGGTTACGATCGCCTGATCGCGCCCTTCATGATTAGGAGGCTCTGATGCGCTCGGTCTTCTTCGACCCCGGTCAGATGACCGCGCGGCTGGCGCTGGAAGCGCCGGTGGAGATGCCGGACGGGCAGGGCGGCGCCACAGTATCCTTCACCGAAATCGCCTCATTCTGGGCCCGTATCGAACCGGTCAGCGAACTGCGCGAGGAACAGGCGGGCGCCGATGTCTTCACGCTGACCCACCGCATCTGGCTGCGCTTTCGCCACGATATCCAAGCCGGCATGCGGCTGCGCAAGGGCGCGCGCATCTTTGCGATCCGCGTCTGGCGCGACCCGGATGAGCGCGGCAACTATCTCGTCTGCCTGTGCGAGGAGGAAGCCCAATGAGCGCCGCCAACCAATTGCTGACGGCGATCCAGGCGCGCCTCGCCGACGATGCGGACCTGTCGACCATGATCGGCCCCGAAGGCCTGCGCGACCGCCTGGTCTCCGGCCGAAAACTCCCCGCCGTCATCGTCGCCGACATCGCAAGCAACGACTATTCGACGGTGACCGAAACCGGCGCCGAGCATCTGCTGACGCTCGAGATCTGGACCGACGCCGGCGGCCGGAAAGAGGCCGCGACGATCGCCGAGCGCCTGCGCATGCTGCTGCACGACGCGCCGCTGTTGCTGGAAACGCACCACCTTGTCGGCCTGCTACATCTTTCGACACGCACTCGACGCGAACAGAAGACAAGGCTGCATGTCGCCGAGATCCGATTCAGGGCAGTGACGGAGGCTGTCACTAGCTGAGTTTGCGACGTACTCGCTGGCTCAGGCGACCTGAGCAACCGGCTTCGCGCGGCGGATGAGGCTTGCCAGCATCAGCACGAGGCCGAAGGCGAGTGCTGCGAGCGTGCAGCAAAGGGCCATCACCATGCCGGCGCCGGCGCGGTCGAGGATGGCGGTGAAGATGATGGGGGCGGCGGCGTTCGCGATGTTTTGCGGCAGCGAGAGGCGTGCGGCCTGCAGGCCGTATTCGCGCGGCGAAAACAGCGCCAGCGGCAGCAGCGCGCGGGCAACCGCCATGACGCCGGCGCCGAAGCTGTAGATCACGATGAAGCCGACGAGCAGCGATGTCGAGGGCGCGACGATGAGGATCAATCCGAAGCTCGCCACCATCAGCCCTATCCCGGCGATGGCGCTGACGATGGGGTTGCCGCGCTTGCCGAGCAGCATGTCCATGCCGCGCGCCGTTATGCCGATGACCCCACGCGCCGAGCCGAGCTGCAGCGCAAGCACCGGCGAGGCGCCGTATTGGCGTAGGACCTCCAGCAGCGATGGCGCCAGGCCGAAGGTGACGAAGCTTGATAGCGTCGTTGCGGCCGCAAGCAGCAGGAAGGCCTTGCGCCGATCATCGGGAGAAAGATCGACCGGCGCCGCATGCATTTCGGCGGATCCCTCTTGCGTGGCGGCCGGACGCGGCAGGCCGAAGAGATAGAGCGGCAGGCAGACGCACAACTGTAGCGCCGCGCAGATGACGAAGGTGATCCGCCAGCCGAACTGGGCATCGAGCAGGCTGAGGATCGGCCAGAACAGCGCGCTGGAGAGCCCGGTGAACAGCATCAGGATGGCGATCACGCGCTTGGCGTTTAAGCCCTCGCGCTCGACAACGGCGGTATAGGTCGGCGTCGTCAGGCCGAGCGCGCCGCCGATGCCGATGACGATCCAGGAGATCGTGTAGAGCACGATGCCGTCTGTCGCGGCCAGCATGAGAAGGCCGGCGGCGAAGGTGACGGATGAGGCGGCAAGCACGGGCACGGCGCCGTGTCGCTGCAATAGCCGGCCGATCGTCGGGCCGAGAAGCGCAAGCACGACCATCATCACGGTCAGGCCGCCGAAGACGATCTCGTTCGCCAGCCTAAGATCGGGCGCGATCACCCGACCCATGACGCCGAGCATGTCGAATGTCGTGCCCCAGCCTATGAGCTGCGTCACGGTGAGCACGGCAATCAACTGTGTCGAACGCAGGGGAAAAGGCCCGGGCATGGTGTGATTTCGGCGAGGGGAAGGGATCGAAGCGGTCGTAGCATCTTCGCCGGCAGGTTGAAAGTGACAAGTCGATGACATCACGGGCGTGCCATCGGGGCGCCTTTTTTCACGGAAGGGATGAGGCCATGGTGGCGCAGAAGGGCAAGGATCTGCTGTTGAGGGTTTTCAACGGCACGGATTATGAAACGGTGGCAGGGCTGCGCTCCAAGCGGCTGGCTTTCAATGCGGAGACGGTGGATGTGACCGATGCCGAAAGCGCCGGGCGCTGGCGCGAGCTCTTGGGCGGCGCCGGCGTGCAGCGGGCTTCGGTTTCGGGGGCAGGCATCTTCAAGGACGCGGCCTCCGACCAGCTGGTGCGCAAAGCCTTCTTCAATGGCTCGATCCTGAGCTGGCAGATTGTCGTGCCGGATTTCGGCAGCGTCACCGGGCCGTTCCAGGCGAGCGCGCTCGAATATTCGGGCCAGTACAATGGCGAGGTGATGTTCGAGCTGGCGCTGGAATCGGCCGGCGCGATCACCTTCGAGGCGCTGTGATGGCGGCCCGCACGGCAGTGGGACAAGCGGAAGGACGAAGGGCCAATCGCAGGCGTGGCGAGATCGAGGCCGAGATTGACGGCGAGCGGCGGGTTCTCTGCTTGACGCTGGGAGCTCTGGCCGAGCTCGAGACGGCGTTTTCGGTCGATAGCCTGAATGGGCTGGCGGAACGTTTCTCCGGCGGCCGGCTGAAGGCGGCGGACATGATCCGCATCATCGGCGCCGGCCTGCGCGGCGGCGGCAATCTCTATTCCGACGAGGATGTGGCGGAGGCCGATATCGAGGGCGGCATCGGTGGCTATGCCGTGATCGTCGGCGATTTGCTGACGGCGACGTTTTCGGGGGATGGCGTGGACGCCTCCGCGCGCCCCCTGTAGCCGCAGCGGGTATCAAGACGACGGACAATGCGGGGCCCACGCCTTTCCCCTGGGCGCGGGTTCTGCATGTCGGTCTCTGCCTGCTGCGGCTTCCCCCGCAATCCTTCTGGGCGATGACGCCCGTGGAGTTTCACGCAGCCGCCGGCGGGCTTTCGCCGCCGCGCGCGGCCGTCTCCCGCGCCGATCTCGATGGGCTGATGGCCCGTTTTCCGGATCGCCGGTCACCATCCGACACGAGGAACGACCATGACCGATAACCAGACCGACCTCTCCGCCATGACCGACGAAGCGGCGACGTTGCGGCGTACGCTCGACGATCTGGAGGGCCGCTCGCGCTCCTTCGGCTCGGCGCTCTCAGGCGCGCTGCGCAGCGCGGTCTCGGGCGGCAAGGGGCTCGATGACGTGCTGCGTGGGCTGGCCAACCGGATGACGGATATCGCGCTGCAGGCTGGATTGAAGCCGCTGGAGACGATGCTCTCGGGCGCCGCCTCCAGCCTCCTCGGCGGCGCCGGCAAGCTGCTGCCTTTCGCCGATGGAGGTGTCGTCTCGCAGCCCACCTATTTTCCGCTTGGCGGCGACATGGGGCTGATGGGCGAGGCGGGCAGCGAGGCGATCCTGCCCTTGCGGCGCGGTGCCGACGGTTCGCTCGGCGTCGCCGCTTCAGGGGCGGGCTCGCAGCCGCAGATCGTCTTCAATGTCACCGCGACGGATGCCGAGAGCTTCCGAAAGAGCGAGGCGCAGATTTCCTCGATGCTGGCGCGCACCGCGATGCGCGGCCAGCGCAACCTGTGAGGCTAGAGTAATGACACCGGGTTTCCACGAGGTGCGCTTTCCGCTGCGCCTGTCGCTGTCGACGAGCGGCGGGCCTATCAGGCGCACCGATATCGTCAATCTCTCCAATGGCCGCGAAAGCCGCAACAGCCGCTGGCGCGATGCGCGCCGCAGCTATGATGCGGGCTCCGGCCTGCGTTCGGTGGCGGATCTCTATGAGGTGCTGGAATTCTTCGAGGCCCGCAGTGGTGAGCTTTATGGCTTCCGCTTTCGCGATCCGATCGACTTCACCTCGACACGGCCCGGCGCCGAGATCGGATCGGGCGACCAGCCGATCGGCATCGGCGATGGCGTGACTGTCGCGTTCCCGCTCGCCAAGACCTATGGCGATGCCGGGGCCAGCAGCACGCGCCGGATTGCGAAGCCCGTCGAGGGCTCGGTGGTCGTCGCGGTGGATGGCGTGCCGCAGCCGTCGTCCGCCTTCGTGTGCGATCCCGTAACCGGCATCGTCACCTTCGCGACCGATGCCGTTCCGCCGGAGGGTGCGTCGGTGACGGCGGGGTTCCTGTTCGACGTGCCGGTGCGCTTTGCGACCGGGCGCATCGACGTCAACCTCTCGGCCTTCAATGCCGGGCGCATTCCCACCATTCCGCTGATGGAGATCATGCCATGAGGCATATTCCGGACGCGCTCGCCGCGCATCTTGCCGTTGACGCCACGACGCTCTGCCACGCCTGGCGGGTGACGCGCCGCGATGGCGTCGTGCTTGGGTTTACCGAACACGATCACGACCTGGCGTTCGCGGGTACCACCTTCCTGGCGGCGAGCGGCTTTTCCGCCAGTGCCGCTGAAGAGGAAGCGGGATTGCCTGCCGCCACCAGCGATGTCGCCGGTGGCTTCTCCAGCGCGGCGATCACCGAGGAAGATCTGACGCGTGGCCGCTATGACGGCGCCCGCGTCGAGGTCCATCTCGTCAACTGGGCGGACCCCGAGCAGCACATGCTTTTGAAGGTGCAGGAGATCGGCGATGTCACGCGCGATGCCGGCCAGTTCCAGGCGGAGTTGCGCAGCTTCGCCAGCCGCCTCGGCGAGCCGCAGGGTCGCGTCTATGGCCGGCGCTGCGACGCGACGCTTGGCGATAGCAGATGCGGCGTCGATCTCTCGGCACCCGCGATGCGCGCCGAAGGCGTGGTGGTCTCGGTGGCGGATGCCAGCCGGCTTGTGCTCTCGGGTATCAGGGCCGTGCCCGACGGCTTCTTCCGTTTCGGCGTGCTCGGTTTTCTCGATGGCGACAATCAGGGCCAGCGGCTGGAGATCGAGACGCATGCGGTGAAGGACGGTCTGCTGGAGGTGACCCTCTGGCTGCCGCTCGAGGCCACGCCAAGTGCGGGCGATCGCGTCGCGCTGACGGCGGGCTGCGACAAGGCCTTCTCCACCTGCCGAACGAAATTCGCCAACCACCTGAATTTCCGCGGTTTCCCGCACATCCCCGGCACCGATTTCGCTTACACCTATGCCGATGGTGAGACCCTTCACGACGGGAGCGCGCTGTTCAAATGACAGATATAGCAAGCGAAGTGCTGCGGCTGGCCGAAGGCTGGATCGGCACGCCCTACAGGCATCAGGCTTCGCTCAAGGGCGTCGGCTGCGATTGTCTCGGGTTGATCCGGGGTATCTGGCGTGAGCTTTATGGAACCGAGCCGGAGCGCCCGCCGCCCTATGCGCCCGATTGGGCCGAGCGCGGCGGCGGGGATCGGTTGATGGAGGCCGCACTCCGGCATTTCGGCCCGCCACTGCCGCTTGTCGAGGCGAGGCCCGGCGACGTGATTCTGTTTCGCTGGCGCCCGCAGCTCGCCGCCAAGCACGCCGGTATCCTCTCTGGCGAGCGTCAGTTCATCCATGCCTACGAGCAGGCGGCGGTGGTGACCTCGCCGCTGGTGCCGAGCTGGCGTCGGCGCATATCGGACGTCTTTCGTTTTCCGGAGAGATAGATGGCAACGCTCCTCTTTCAGGCCGCAGGCGCGGCACTCGGCGGCGTCTTCGGTCCTGTCGGCGCCATCATTGGCCGCGCGGCCGGCGCGCTTGCCGGAAGTGTCGTCGACCATGCGCTGATCAACGGGCACTCCACCGTGCGCGGCGCGCATCTGTCGAGCGCCCGCATTCCCGGCGCCGACGAGGGCACGGCGATCAACCGCGTCTATGGCAGTGTGCGCGTCGGCGGCACGCTGATCTGGGCCACGCGCTTCGAGGAGGAGGTGACCAGCGAGCGGCAAGGCGGCAAGGCCACCGGCGGCACCCGTGTCGAGAGCTTCCGCTACTTCGCCAATCTCGCGGTAGGCCTCGCGGAAGGGCCGATC